TATGATAACTTTAAAATTCCAAAAAAGGTTCTTCGCCGCATGGCAAAGACACATCACAAACAATCCTTCCAAGAAGAAGTTACAGAAGATAATGAGTTTGAAGCACTCTATATCGGAATGACTGAAACAAAATGAACCCAACAAGCCGTAGAAGTTTCGCAAAAAGTCTAGGGCTGGTTGGTTTACTTGCAGTTGGTGTTGAGGGTTATAAGCAAGTCAAAGAACGCATTGTTTATAAACAAGATGAATTACCGACTGCTGAGTTGGAAAAACAACTTGAAGGAAAACCAGTGTTGCAGTTGCAAGCAACATATGGTGAAGAATTACCACCAACAAAAGTATATGGGACAGATAACATGTACATTATGGGATATGGACCGAATTACAAACCTGGAACAGAGAAGCGCATTTCTGTAAACATTGTACCAGGTCCTGATGGTAAACTATACGTCAAAGAGAATGACACTTGGCGTAGAATGTGATACAATGATGTTTTATATTATGGAGAATTTGAATGGAAAGCAACCAAATGCTATGGGTAGAAAAGTATCGTCCTCGCAAAATTGAGGACTGTATTCTTCCAGAGTCTATTAAATCAACCTTTCAGGAATATGTTAACAGAAAAGAAATCCCAAATTTGCTACTTACTGGATCCGCAGGGGTCGGTAAGACAACGGTCGCAAAAGCACTATGCGAAGAAGTCGGCTGTGACTACATTGTCATCAACGGTTCGGACGAAGGCCGCCTTATTGAAACCTTCCGAACAAAAATTAAAAACTATGCGTCATCAATGAGTCTTTCTGGTGGCCGAAAGGTCATCATTATTGATGAGGCAGATTATACTAATGCAGAATCGGTTCAGCCTGCATTACGTAACTTTATGGAAGAATTTTCCGTAAATTGTACTTTCATCTTAACCTGTAACTTCAAAAACAAAATCATCGAACCACTTCACTCTCGTTGTTCGGTTGTTGATTTTAAATTGAATGGTCAAAAAGCCAAAATGGCCACACAATTCTTCAAGCGTGTGGAATGGATTCTTTCGGAAGAAGGTATCACTTATGATAAACAGGTTGTTGCCGCTGTTATCACCAAACATTTCCCTGACAATCGCCGTGTTCTGAATGAATTGCAACGTTATTCATCCAACACAGAACGTACCATCGATGCTGGTATTCTCTCTGCTGTTGCTGATGTTAACATTACCGAGTTGGTAAAAGCACTGAAAGGTAAAGACTTCGGCACTGCACGTAAGTGGGTAACCAATAATCTCGACTCAGATTCGGCCACAATTCTACGTAAGATTTATGACAGCATGTATGAGTTTCTGAAACCAGAAAGCATTCCTCCTGCTGTTTTAGTTCTAGCCAAATATCAATATCAGGCCGCCTTCGTTGCTGACCAAGAGATTAACTTGGTTGCTTGCTTGACTGAGTTTATGATTGAGTGTGAGTTCAAATAATGGCTGATCTATTCAAAGAGATTATTCCCAGCATTCTACAGACAAAGAAGGATGTGCTAGATAACGAAAAAGATTATGTTCCTTTCGTAGTAAATCGCTCACTTTCATATCATATGGACTGCATTTTATATGCAAACCAGATGAATATGAACCATGGTTTATCTCTAAAACTTCAATATCAATATCTTCTAAATACCGTTAGGCCTTTTAAACGTAAGTTTGAAAAGTGGCAGAAAGCCACGGCTGTAAAGGATATAGAATGCGTGAAAGAGTATTTTGGTTATTCCAATGAAAAAGCCAAAGAGGCTCTACGCATTCTGAACGATGAACAAATCGCTTTAATAAAAGAAAAACTAGACAAAGGCGGAGTGAAAAAATAATGATTAAAATAGAAGATATGATAGAAGTGACCTTGAGTGAGAAAGACGATTTCTTAAAGGTCCGAGAAACACTTACCCGTATTGGTGTAGCATCAAAAAAAGATAAGATTTTATATCAGTCTTGTCATATATTGCATAAGCAAGGTAAGTATTACATCGTGCATTTTAAAGAGTTGTTCTCTTTGGATGGTAAACCAACTGACCTCACCGAAAATGACATTGCTCGGAGAAATACGGTAACTAATCTACTTGAGGATTGGGAACTTATTAAGATTGTGAATAAAGAAAAGACTACTGAGCCGACCGTTTCATTGTCTCAGGTTAAAATTCTTTCTCACAAAGAAAAGAACGATTGGCAACTTATACCAAAATATAACATCGGCGTTAAAAAACCACAGTCCGTGGATAAATAAAAGTATCTCACTCGGGATGGGAACCAGCAGTGAGGGGTCGGCTGGTAAAATATTCCCCCTCGCCAATTTAGCCCACCTTAGGGCCGTTTGATGCTACGGTTTAAGGCGTCCGTGTAATTACACCTCCGACACGATAGTTCGGACCAGTATAAGGTAAGCTGGATGATATGCCTTCGGGGTATCTATTTTAATTAACTCGCTTTTAGGAGAAAACTATGACACATCTATCTCTGCCATACGGCAAAACTTTGCTTCCATCCACCGTTGGTTTCGACCGACTACTAAGCACTTTCGAGGAATTCGACAATCTTCTTGGTTCAGGTGCAAAGGTTCAAAGCTATCCACCCTACAACATACTCAAAGAAGATGACGAACACTACACGATTGAAATTGCCGTTTCTGGCTTCAAGCGTGATGAAATCGAAATCACTTCGGAAGGTGGAAAACTTTACGTGAATGGAGCTATCAAGACCGCAAGAACCTCTGATAAGTATCTACACCGTGGTATCGGTACAAGGGATTTTTCCCATAAATTTGTACTCTCCGACACCGTTGTTGTTAAGGATGCTGATATCGTTGACGGTTTATTGGTCATCAATCTGGTAAACATCATTCCGGAAGAAAAGAAACCACGAAAAATTGAGATCGGTTGTAGCAAAAATACAACAGAAGCCTTGACAAAGTAACGTGAGTCTGTTAGAATCCTTGTAAGTAACTCGGATTCTAACATGGAAATCTTCTTATCCTCAAATAGTCTTTTTGTTTTAGGTGCATTCCTAGGCGCACTATTGGGTCGGACATTTACTTTTGGAATTCTTGCCGTTTGTTTTTTGATTATGTTGATTAGATTATGAAAATGTATAACCCCATTAAAATGCGTAATAGAATTTCTCAAACAGAAGTATATTACACATATTCACATTGGCCATCTAAAAATATAGATGGTGTTGAATTTTTGCCGGTTGTAAAACAACCACCCTCACAATCAATGACACAAAATATTCACTATATGCGGAAAGATTCCTTGGAAAAGGTCAAAGCATAATGAATAAAAATTCGCTTGACATTGCAATGGTTTTGTGTTATAATTTGGCTGTTCTTTCAGGTACCGCTTGTTTGGTCCAATTTTATGATTGGTCACCTTGGTGGTTTTTGTTGGCGCTTGGTTGCATGTTAAGTATTAAGACGAAGAAAGATTAAAATGAAAGTTGCTCTCTGTTCCGATGTTCACCTGGAATTCGGTACAATTTCCTTGGAGAACACCGAAAATGCCGAGGTATTAATTCTCTCTGGTGACATTTGTATTGCCAAGGAAGTCTTTGCTCATGATGCTTATAACCTCCGAGGTGAGCATGATAGGTCTAATAAAATTCATACATTCTTCCAAGAATGTTGTGCAAGATTTCCTCATGTCATTTACATTCTCGGAAACCATGAACATTATCACGGTGACTTTGCTAAGTCTCTTACAACTCTCCGTACTAACCTTGGTTATCTGGTCAATCTTCATATTCTAGAAAAAGAATGTGTTGATATCAATGGCACAATGTTTTTTGGCGCTTCACTATGGACCGATATGAACAAGGAAGACCCACACACCTTGTATGGTATCAAAGGTTACATGAACGATTATCGTATCATTGAAGATAGTGATGAAGTAGTTCATTACAAAGTACCTGTTTATGGTGCCAAAGAAGATGGAAGTACGGACTACAATAACATTGTAAGTCAAGAGTTTCACACACGTACTGGTAAATTTTCTCCGGAAAAATCTGTACGTGAACACAAAGCTACTTTGGTTGCATTGAATGAAGCAATTACCGCACAGCCACTTAAAAACTGGATTGTCGTAGGTCATCACGCTCCTTCTAAGCAATCAACGAAGCCACAGTATGAAAAAGATGTTATGGTGAACGGTGCTTACAGTTCTGATTTGTCTGAATTCATTTTGGATCATCCACAAATCAAACTGTGGACGCATGGCCACACACATCACAATTTTGATTACATGATTGGCTCAACACGTATTGTTGCTAACCCACGTGGTTATCATAATTATGAACATCAAGCCGATATTTTCCAATTGCAATTTATTGAGGTTTGATATGTCGAAGGATGTTATTCTCAATTATCTTGAGTTTGAAATCCTTTGGCATACCGATATTATGAATTCGTCTTTTAGTTTAGAAGACCGTAAGTGGAAACAAGGTCAAATTGATTTGTTGAAACGTATGTTGGACGAAGTGATGGGTGTTAAACGTGAAGATGTGATTACTAAACTATTGAAAGAATTTGATTATGGCATTATTTGAAGTTGATGTGTTGGTTTCTTTTCGTAATAAGTATATTATTGAGGCTGAAAGCCTTGAACATGCATATGACGAATTGGTAATGACTGAGCATAATCGTGAATTTGATGAAGTAACTCAGAAGTTCCTCGGTGAGCAAATCATCGAGGGTCGTGAGACTACACGTGAAGAAGTTGCTAAAATGATTGATCGTTTGAAAGATGATAAGTCTGAACTCTGTTCTTACTGGATGGAAGATAAACTTATACATAAGATTGATTACACTAAATAAAAACTCCGGCGTTCGTATAATGGACAATACAAAGGTCTTCTACACCTTGAATGTGGGTTCGATTCCTGCACGCCGGACCAATTAATAAGGAACCATATGAAAGAACAAAATTCTGTTACGTTAAAAAATCTTGAGAGTGCATTGGCCGGTGAGTCGATGGCACACATCAAGTACCGCTATTTTGCGAAACTTGCACGTGCTGAGGGTTTTGAAGATGTTGCAAAACATTTTGAACACACTGCGGACCAAGAAATCAAACATGCATGGGGTCATTTGGAATTGTTGGTTGGTAAACCAACTACTAAAGAATGCTTAGAACTTGCCATCGAAGGTGAGACCTATGAGTTTACAGAAATGTATCCACAGTTTGAACGAATTGCCAAAGCTGAACAAAACATTGAAGCCGTAAAAGAATTCAATGAACAAGGTCGTGAATCTAATGAACATGCTCAAGCATTCAAAGCGATCCTAGAAAAAGCTGAAAAGCGTTTCAATGCTTTGAAGAAAGTTGAAGAACGTCATGCATATGCATATAAAGAAATTTGGGAGACATTA